CCAGAGTTTAAAGTCATGCAAATGACACCAGAAAAAGCTAAAAATATTCTTATTTCAAAGAATAGGAATAATAGAAACCTCAAAGCTAATAACTTAAAAAAATTAGTAACAGCTATTGAGAATGGTGAATGGAAAATCACCAATAATGGATTAGCTTTTGATGAGCAAGGCAACTTGATTGATGGTCAGCATAGGCTGGCAGCTATTGTGCAAACTGGTAAAACACTTCCTATTTTAGTTTGTTCTAAAATGGATCCTCGTATATTCGATTGTGTTGATACTGGCGCTGCTAGAACTGCTGGCGATGGCATAGACATTCTTGGTAGTAGTCATGGTAAATACATTGCTGCTGCTATCAAATGCTATCACTTGTACAACCACTGGCCTAAACGTGCATGGTCTAGTACTGTTACACCATCTTCAGCACAGATTGTAAAAATCTATGAAGAAAAAAAAGAAGTTATAGAGGCTCTTTACGCTGTAATTGCTAAAAAGCATAAAAATTACAAATGTTTCCCTATTAGTGTTGGCCTAACTTTCACAATGATTTGTTTAGATGCTGGCTGGTCAGACTTGCAGATGTGGGAATTTTGGGACGCTGTAACACTAGGTGCAAATTTACAACCAGATAGCGCTGTACTTTCCTTTAGAAATCAAATTACTAATGTTGAGTATCGCAAGCGCGGGTGGTTTTCCCAGAGGTTTATTCTTAATGCCTTCATAGTTTGTTTTAACAAGCACGTTCAAAACATTCCTACTATCAGGTTTATTGCACCAAGACCCGATACAAATATGTATAAGGTAGAAAAACCAGCACAAAAAGAAACATCAATCTTGGAGGTTATTAAAGCACAATGAGTGAAACAAACCCTAAAATAGCTTTTATTAAAGCATTACAAAAAGCACAAAAAGAGTTCCCTTCATTAGTAAGGACTAAAGAAGTAGGTGCTGGAAAATTTGGTTATAGCTATCTGCCATTAGAGCAGATGCTTTCTAAAGTCCAGCCAATACTTCATAGTAACGGCTTTCATTTATCACAACTTTTTGGTTGCACACCAACAGGCCAAACCACAATAAAAACTAAATTAGTGCATATCGGTGGCCATGAAGAAGTTAGTGAACTACCTTTCTTTCTACCTCCAAGAGATTTAGAAAGGAAGAATGAAGCACACGTTTGGGGTGGCTCTGTTACTTATCAAAGAAGATATAGTATCAAATTAATTCTTGGTTTAGAAACTGACATGGATAACAACATGGAGATCGAACCAGAAAAAGAAAAAGCCGCACCATCTAAAAGACAAGCTAATGTTCAACCCAAACAGAACATAGCGGTTTTGGCGCGTGACGCTATTGTGAAATCAACTACTGATGAACAATTAGACCAACATTTCAATACTCTAGTTGCAAGGCTAGATGAAGGGAAAATTAGCCAAGACCAATATAATAAACTTATTGACCTAATCAAAGCTAGGAGGAAAGCATTAACACCATGAACCAAATCGAACAGCAATTTTTAACATCTGACCAGTTAGCTGAAAGATATGGGTTAAGCCCAGCAACTATTGCTGATTGGAGACGTAAAGATCGTGGACCAAAATACTATACACTTCCCAAATATGCGGTATCATCAGGTTCCGCCAAGGTTCGTTACGACATAAATGAAATCCTTGAATGGGAAAAAACAATGAACATTACACCTAAAAACCCTTTTTAAATATGGCTAAAGTACAACCAGCATTCACTGCTAAATTCAGAATCCTTGACAACCCCAACCCTGTCAATGATTATGCCCCAGAAAAAAATGTAATTTTTGATTTTACTATTGAAAATGCACTAAAAGCTGCCGAGTTTTTTATGAAAATGCATGACAAAGCAGAAAAAGAAGGTACAACAATCAGAGTCTATACAGACAAAAAAGAGTATCATGAAGAGGCTGGATTTACCCTTTGGGGCGGTATGTGGGGAAATAGTGGCAAACTAGCCCCTTTACCTCCAAAAGACGCATCACAGAGCAAGCCAGAGCCAGAAGAAACAATTAGCGTTGATGACCTACCCTTCTAAGTTTCCTTACAATCCTTATGAGGGTCAAATATTTTACGACCCTGATACGGATAGAACTTTTGAATGCAAGTATAAAGACCCTTTAGATAGAATGGTCAATTTTCACTTACCAGAATATGTTTGGTGTGACATTAGTGAAGATCGTTAATCTTTCCCAAACAAAATGTATTTAAGGCGCTTCATTAGAGGCGCTTTTTTTTTAGCAATTCTCCTTTCTAAATAATTGATATTGTCTTGCTGATTGCACATTATTTCTAATGCATTAGCTATAAAATGAGATTGTTTGTGGTTAGCACGCGCTAGCTGAATAGCTATTTGTCTTAATTCGTCTATATCTTCAAATTTATAAAGATTTGCAATAGAAGTTTCTACAGCAAACTCAGATTCTAGACTTGGTCTTTTTGTAAGGATATTTATTATACTTTTCACTTGACCTCTGGCCATAGATGAACTGATACATAATCTACAATCTGGTCATCTATTGTGTTGTCTGTGGTCTTTACTAATGCCTTTAAAAGATCAAGAATTAATTTTTTTACTGCATTCGTTTTACAGAATGTCATTAAAATAGGTTTTAGGATTCTGAGCATAATAATCTTGTGTTACTTTCCAAACATAGCTACATTGCTAGTATTAGACAAGAGTTGTAATTTTTATGGCAGAAGAACAAGAAGAAAAAGAGGGTACGGATTGGGGAGAAATTTTCGGTCACGCTGTACGCTTTATGATTTTATGTTGGTCTTTAGCAATGATGACTTTAGGATATATGGACAAAATTAGGAATGATGGCGCGTTTTTAGCTGGCTTGACCAGTGGCGTTTTAGGCTCTTATGGTATAAGTGTGAACAAAAAGAAACCTAATAATACTGCTAAGATAGTAGATAATAAAGACACTAATGTAGGAATCAAATGAAAAAATTACTGCCTTTTATACTTTTTCTTTCTCCGTCTAGTGCTTTTGCAGATATTACCGCAAAGTATGTAACCTCTGCACAAATATCAATAGACTCTCCATACGTCATTACAAATGCAGCTCCTAGCACCTACAGCATAAGTGGAAATAATGTAACGACATCTACTGGAACTGGAGATAGTGTTGTAACAAATGCGATTGGAGGTTTGAATTTAGGTAGTTTGAGTAATGGTGTACCAGCTTTAGTAAATACAAATAAGACAGTAACAACTGCTGGATCTGCTTTCTCACTATCAGAAAGCTACCAAGCTGGAGACGTAACACAATCAGCAATAACTCCAAGTAGCGGTATAGCAACTCTTCCAGTATTAGGAGGTCAAACAACAGTAATTTCAGGTGGCACTGCTGGAAATTTAGCTCTTACTTCTGTTTCC